ATTCCTTTGCTCCTTCCTGCGGCAGTCCGCGCCACTCTTTGATTTTTTCATATCCAACCGTATGCCATCCATGTTTTTTGTCGTTCACGGTTATCCGGTTCGTATTCGGGTTAAATATTTTGACTTGGCAGAAATAATCCCATCCGTCAATTCTAACCCACGGCATGTTTGCTTCGGCTTGCTCTGCGCGGGCGGTCAGCTCCTTGATTTCGCTCCAATGGCTTTCATTCGCTCCGTGCAGTACGATTGCGGCTTCCGAAATTGCTTCCAATTCTTCGGTAAGTTCCGCAATCCTGCGCTCTTGGCTTTTGAGGCGGGCAGAAGCGTCAAAGAGCACATCACCGCAGTCTCGCTTTGAGTAATAACACTCAACGCTACAATTCTCACAATTCCCGCAACATATAAGTGCCCGCACGATCTCGCCCGTGGTCGGCTCACTTGTGGTCATCGGCGTTCCTCCGATTCCATTCTTGAATAACTTGCGGAAGATTATGGCCCCTTGGGTACTCTTCGTAAGATTCAATTGGACAATCTGGGTTGCTGCATTTAACCATATACATCATCCCTCCGCTTGACCAGCTCTCAATAATCGCGCGTCGGTTACAACGTCTGCACGGCATCAGCTTACTTTCCATCTAGTCCTCCTGTCCACGGTTCGGGCATCGGCATCCACGCGGTCACAACATCGTCATTGAATCTGCAACCCTCGTCATCGTACCAGTGAATCGGCGTTGTTTCGTCATCGTCAAGTTCATGTTGCTTTGATGCAATTACGATTTCTCCACTCACCGTAACAATAACTCTCCTCATGATATCTGGCGTCCCCTCGGCGCACGGTGTCCAGCTGCCGCGATCGTTCCGCTCCCGCAATGCTTGTTTCGCGAGAAAATATTCGCAATCGCTTTCGCATTTTTCCATAAAACAATCACCACATGCAAACTCGTTTATAAGATCGATTGCTCTATTATCATTCACCGCTTCGTCACTCCTTTCTCTTTCCACGGCTCGTAGCCTATGACCTCAAAGATTCCGCACCGCTGGCAGGTTCGCGCCAGTTCGCGCATGTCCTTGCAATCGTGGTATTGTCGGCTGGAACAATCCCGCCACCGATGTCCGAACCACTTGCATATCAATTCGCGCTGGTTCATTCGTCCACCTCCGCGCCGTGTCGGTTATTGGTCGCCATCTTTCGCCCCATCTCTGCACCTGCGGCAAATCCACCTAGCACCAACCGGATAAAGGTTGACCAGTGTTCGCTTGCATTTCGGGCAGGTTTCAAAGTGCTTTACGGCAATTTCCTTTTCCGCTTTTTTGTGCGGCTTTGCGTCTCGCATCATCGGTATTCGTGTTCTCATTCTTTCGCCCCTTTCTCGGCAAGCGCATTCGCTTCTGATTCTTCTGCGGTTGCGTCAGTTCGCGCCATCAGCAATCCGTTCTTGTAAAACAAGGTCGTGTACATACCGTTCGGCTCCTTAAACGCTTTTCCGATAATCACCACTAGCCCCCTGTGCTCGGCTCTGGCGAGTTCGCGGAGGCGGTCTAAAGATATTTCATGTCCGTCTATTTTTACCGCTGGAATTGCATCGATCCAAACATCCCACTGCGAGTTTGTTTTATAGCAAACGTCGCTTTCTCCGCTGTCAACTTCAAAATTGAAAAAATCCTGTTCGTTTTCGCGTTTATACGCAATTTCAATCTTCACCGCTCCCGCTCCTTTCCATGTGCGCCCCGCATGACGGACAACATATCCAATGCGGAAATTCCTTGTGCTCTCCACAAACCGAACATACAGTCAGCGCACCGTCCTCTTTCCACTCTCCCCGCACGACAGGCTCAACGTCTGCGGCGGGAAAGTTGCTTATTAATTCAAGCACATCTTCATCCGAATAGACTTCTATGTAAGACGATGATACCTTGTCGAATAACGCCCCGCGCCCGATGTACTCTTTATTCTCGCTCATTTCGTCGCTCCTTCCAATCTCTGTTTCCGTTCCAATCTCAGCCGTTTCGTTTCTTCCCTGCGCTCCCAGAACGGATGAGGAACGCGCTCGAGCCGGTTGCACTGTTTTTCTAAGCACCGCTTTTTTTTCAGTTGTTTTTCCGATAGCGTCGACTTATGGTAATGGCAATATCCGACAACGCTTTCTTTCGGACAACCCAGCGGACAAAACACTTTACCTGTACCCATCTTACCACCTCGGCGGTTCAGTGTCAATACCTTTATACGAAATAATTCTCTTATCGTGCATCGCGGCGCGGTGCTGTTCCAGACGTGCGCCCTTTGATTTTTCCGCGTCTGGTAGCTTCACGAGAACGTCCGCGCACTCAACCAGAACGAGATCAATCGCCATGTGTTCGGAATAAGTTAGGATTGGCGGTATCATTGTAGGGAGCAGGACTTGATACCCTAAAAATTCCAGCACCATCATTGCGTCCGCGAATTTCAAAACGTATGCCGGATCATCACTGATCGCGCCGCAGATGTATGCTACTTCGTGTTCGTGCTTAATCATACAATTGCACCGTGTTTCGGATATGGTTTCTGTTTTAGTCTGCAGTTCTTTTTTTCCCTTTCGTTTATAAAATACAAATATCTAAATTGACGCAGACTATATTTCGTTGCTCTGTCCCTGTTTTCCTGCAGTCTTTTCGTTGTCGCGTTGTATTGGCTTGCGCCCTCTTTTACCGTCATTATGATGTTGTGATAAACAACACCATCCAACTCCCAAAAATCGCTCTTGTGTTCACCATAATATTGAAAGTTAGCGGCCTGATAAACAACTCCGAAACGGCCGCACCGTTCGTCTGCAAAAGATTGAATCCATTTGATCTTTTTATATTTGCGCTTGATGTATTTGATTGAATAACTAATAGCCTTACTTTCGCTGTTTCGTGGTGCTTTATCGTGAAGCCACATTCTATTTAATTCGAGGTACTCGTCTATTTTTGTTCCGGCAACTACCCCGTCCATGCTTTGTGGATTCATAGCATATCCGTATTGCAATATTCCAACAAGTTCTCCGTCCATAAAAACCCCAAGATGTATATAACTTCCACTATATATCTTTTTGCTGTAATGGTTCTTGATTATAATTCTGTTCGCCGTATCACGGTCAATCTCTTTGATATAAAAACCATCGTCTCCGAATCCTATTACTTCTGCCGCACCGAGAAGCGAGTAATTACCAAGAATATAATCTTTCATTTTTTCTCCTCTAAATACATTTCCGCAATCCCGCGCAAGTTGTCAGCCAGCGCGATTGCCATTTTGTAATCAATGTCCGTTTTACCGTGAATTCCGCAGATTGCAATGCGTTTGTTGTAGCGCGGTTCAAAGAATATCTGTAGCCCCTCGCAACCTGTTTCAATTGGCAGGCAACCCGTTAACAACGATAGACGCTCCGCTTCTTTTTCGCTCATGAATTCACCTCCAGTCCGAGTTGTTTTGCTTCATACCGCTTGCGCGGATCGTACGGGTCAAAATCTAGCGAAATTCGTTCCTTAATCGGCTCGATCATTTCTTTTGTCGCTTTCTCAAAAAATCCTTTATCAATCTCAAAACCGTATGACGGTCTATTTAGTTCATACGCCGCAACCAGTGTTGAACCGCTCCCCGCAACAGGGTCAATCACAACATCGCCCTCGTCCGTGAAAATCTCGATCAACTGTTTTATGAGACTGACTGGCTTTTGCGTCGGATGACATTTCGGATATTTTCCAGCCGGATCTGATTTCCAGTTGAACCAGTTGTAAATCATTTTTCCATTATTATTGAACTTCGGCAACTTGTCACGGTACAGCACCACGGCATATTCCATCGCGCCCACAATCTTCATGTTTGCTTTTAGCACTTGCGCGGAATAATTTTTAATGAAGAAAATCGGATAACTGTTTTTGAATCCGTACTTCACGCCGTATTCCGCAACCATCGGCATTTGGTCGAACGCACAGAACACGATCATTGCAGGAGCTTTGCCCGCTTCTTTCGGTTCTTTGATTAAAAGATCGTTGCAAAAGTGCATGTACTCTGCAATGCGGAAATCGTTGTCTGTGTTGAAAAACGATTTTCCAGCAAGTTCGCTCTCTCCGTTTTTATTGTCTCCGTCCTTATACCATTGCGGATTACTAGCGAAAGCATTTTCGGCTAGGTTATAGGGTATATCTGCAATCACCAGTTGCGCTTTCGGTATTCCGTACCGCTTGAAGTTCTGAAA